AAACAGATGCCGATGCAGAGTTCAAGCGGAGCTAGATCCGGTCCTAATATGGTTTACGCTGCTCAGAAAGGAATAATGCGTCGTAAGTATTGTTCAGTCGGAAAAAAACTTGAACAATTGTCTTACGCTAAGAAAGACTACGCCCGGGTGTTGCAGCATGCAAAAGAAGGTAAGTACGTACAGATTGCCGATCCGGCTTGGGTATTTGTCCAAAAATCAGAAACGTTTAACTGCGCCGAGAAAACCACAGAAGCATCGGTCAATGCAGCAAAGAGCAAATTGCGTTTTTACAATATTCCCTTTGTTACGACGTATGGAATCGAAGCCCACGTGTGTGGTTTGAGACAAAAACTTGAGCGAGGTCGCGCCATACGCGTTGGGATGAAGTTGGACCATGGGGGTTGGCAAGAGTTCGTGGACCGTTTGTACGATGGAATCAACTGCCTGTCTCGACTTGATAAAATTTGTTTTGGAGACGGTGACATTAAAGCGTATGACCATATTGTTAGAAGACTCTTTCTTGAGTACTACATCTGTACTGCTGGAATCTATTACGACCTATCTGACCCTGAACAGAAACGAACATTTGAGATCATGATGCGTCAAATGATTAGACTTGTTGTTTATCGGATAACTCAATTATTTGACAAACAGTGGGGTTTTTTTATTGGTCAGATGCCATCTGGTGCGTATTGCACAAGTCATGGCGATTCCTGGATAATGTGCTTAATGTGGTGGCTATTTGTCGAGTATCAGATGACGAGGTATCCAAGTATGCGGCGCCCAATAGCTCTCGCGATATCCCAACGCTTAATTGATCTTTTTTCTTATGGAGATGACCATATCTCCAAGTGGATAGCAAGCCTTGGTCATGTCATTTCTGAGTCCCTATTTGCTAAATGGCTTCGTGATTTCCTCGAAATTGAGACTCGTGATATAAACGACAATGTTCCTTTGTTGTCTAAGCCGAATGCTCATGGGTATTTTGAGTCAAAAGGTCTTGTGTTTCTGAAGCGATATTTCATTGAGATGCCAGCCCACTTCGCTGAATTTGAAAAGAATGGTGATTTCCCTCGCGTTTTCCCTTACCGTCCGGTCTTTCCTTACATTTATAAGGTGCCCTTTGGCTCTGGGGACATCAGAAGTGATTTCGATTGTGTTTTGTCGACGATTGGGAACGCTTGGGATTCGCGCGGGACGAACATATTAGCTTACAAGTACCTACGTTTTCTTTACGTGTATTTGATGTTGAAGAATAGGTGGACCACCCAGACAATTAAAGAAGAGTATAGTCGTCGTATGAGTCAGCTAGGTGAACGCGATCTTGTTAAACTCATGCGTAAGTCGTCAATTGAAGTCGAGGATGTTTTGTGTGGTTTCCCGCCAATGTCAGTGTTGGCGACTAGACATTATAAAGATGCAAATTATGTCCAATTTCGTGATCATGATACTCAACCA